TACATCATTCATTTTGTAAGCATCAAGAGAAACCTCTACTCCTAGTGGTTTTTTCTTACATGCTTGTGCAACGTGAACTGCTTCGTGATAAACTGTCTCATTTACATAATAATCAACTGGACTTACAGAATTTTTAATATTATTCAGACAAATTACAAAGTTAGGAGTTTGCACAATTCCCATCAATTCTTTATTGCGACAGATTGTCGCATTTTCAAGAACATTGTAATTTCTCCGCATAATAGTACTAATAATTTCTTGCCCAACAGGAGTCAAGTAGAGAAGGAATTCCATCATATAAAATAAAAATTAATCAGTACAAATCCATTTTTTCCAAGTTGGTGAGTTTGATTTTACTCTTGCTCTGGCACAACTATAACCAATATTATAATGATTGGCAACATCTTCTATTCCAGTAAAGTAAGTGTCTTCTATTAAATAAGTTTTTTTCTTTGATTGACTTATACCTCTACCTCTTTTAAGAAGAAATTGTTTATCATTTTCAAGTTCTCTTATTTTTTTTAATCTTTTTTCTACAAGTTCTTTGGAATGTTTTTTTCCAATTAAACTTTGTCGCATTTTTTCAATTGATTTTTCTGTTAATCTAATTTGCCCTCCAGGTAAAATATTATAATAGGGTTTGAGTGTGTCTATGTAATGGATTTCTTTCTCGTTTAATTGCTCTAAATTGGTGGCAGTATCTAAAATTTTAATATTAAAATTCTCTGTCCCATATTTTCTCATAGCATTATGGAGTTTATATCCACCACCACGAATAGACATTTCTTTATGTTTTTTAAATCGATACTCAATATTTTTTATAGTTTGTCCTATATAAAATTCTTGGGTTTTAATATTCGTTATTTTATAGATAAACATAAAAAGTATCCTATTACATTATTATTTATATAATAGGATACTTCTACATTTACCCAAACTTACTATCAGGTTCTAAGGCAACCCAGTAAAAAAGATTGTACTTGCTATTACTGAATTGTGACAGAAGTTTTTCCGACACAACAACATCATAAGCACCAGGAATAATCTTGATGTTCTCAACCTTGAAGTTGAATGTGAACTCTTTATCAGTCTCACCAACCACAATGGAATATTCGTTGGAAGTATCGTTCTTCTTATCACGAACAACCAATTTCACGACACCTGCTTCACCAACAGCAGAAAGGTCGGGGAGTTGATATACTGCTGCTGCCTTGAGAAGTTTCTCTAGAGATGCGTGTTCTAGTTGGAAGCAGACATCCTCGGAAGGAAGTTTGATTTCCTTCTCAGGGGGAGAGATAATTACATTAGGATCCGCATAGAAATACTTAACCCGACGCTTGCCTTCACGGATTGTGATATAAGAGTCATTGCTAAAATCCAGTTCAGGATCTTGGTGAAGTCCCAGACCATTCAGAAATTGGTTAAGATCATAAATCGCAAAGTTACGGGGAAACTCTTCGGTAATATCGGCTTCGGCAAGAATATTTTTTGCCACAGAGATGGTACGGAGTTTATTGCCTTGCTTAACCAGAATAGAGTTGTTAATTCCAGCAAAGTTCTTGAGAATAGTCAGAGTGTTATCAGAGAGTTTCATAATTTGGGGGTTGAGTTTCACTTGTTTTCAACGAGATTGAGATGATTAATCAAAAGAATAGTATAGTGCAAAACTTTAAACAAGTCAGCACGGGGAGTTCCTTTGCTATCATATCGGTCAGTATACTTGGTGATGTTTCCAGCACAAAATCCTTCACGACGATTGTGTTTAATCTTATCAAGAGTTTGTTCTGTTCCACCACCAGTCCTATCAACATAATGCTGACTGTAAGTACCAGCAATATATTGTTCAAGTTGTTTCAGGATTTGATCTTCGTTGTATTTCCAGAAACCATTAGCATTTGTTTTTTCAGTCATATTCACAGGAGTTTTTGTAACATCAATTAAACCAGTTATTTCATCGAGTTTTACTGTAAACTCATTAAAATTTTTTTCGTCCTCAGGTCCAAACATAGTAAAGAAAGTCATAATTAACCTTCCCCAATTATATCAGAAAGGGATGGGAGTGTCAAGATCTGGAAGAACCTCATTTGATACTTCAGTAGGCATCTGGAAATCTACATCAAACTTGTCATAGAGTTCCAAGAAAGATTGCTTGGTCTCATCATCAAAACGATTGACGCAAACTTGAATTGCCTTTCCTTTATCTTGGAAGATACTGTAAGCACGGATGATGTGAACCAAACGACGGGTGCTGATGATTTCCTCAATACCACCATCATAGAAGGTCTTACGGATCGTATCTGCCCAATCTACAAGACGTTTGCAGAAGTCGCGGTCTTCCACACCCAAATCCAGAGCAACTCCTTCCAGGATCTTCTGCTCAGTAGCAGGGGCAGGATAGGACTGCTCAAAGGTCACAGGAAAACGTTCTAGGAAGGCTTCGTTGAGCACATTAGTTCCAATGAACCTACCATCGTCCGAACCTTTGCCTTTAGTATTGGCAGTTGCGACGACGTTGAATCCGTTTGTTGGTTTAATGAATGTTCCAATTTTTTTAAGGAAAACTCCTTTCCCTTCCAGGATGGATTGGAGACAGAGAATTTTATTACTTGCGAGGTCGATCTCATCAAGGAGCAATACAGCACCTCGTTGGAGGGCTTCGATAACTGGACCGTTGTGCCAAACAGTTTCACCATTAACAAGGCGGAAGCCCCCGATAAGATCATCTTCGTCAGTCTCTACTGTAATATTTACACGAATTAATTCTCGTTTCAGTTGAGCACAAACCTGTTCAACACAGAACGTTTTACCATTACCCGAAAGACCCGTAATGAACGCAGGATAGAAAATACCGGACTGAATAATTTTTTTAATGTCATTAAAATTGCCAAACTTGACGAAGGTATCATCTTTATCGGGGATAAGGTTTTGTTCTACAGCAGGAAGAGCAGCAGGTGCTTGATAGGTGCGTTCGATTTGTTCCACTTTCTCTTGAGTCACTTCCAAATTCCACCGACCACGAGAAGTCTTGAATTGCTCCAAACGACGAGTAATTGTGGGATAAGCAATATCTTTAGATGCGCAATATCCACGAATATCACCAGCACTCAGTTCGGGACCGAACAGAGATTTGAGATCAGTAATCAGTTGGTCGTCAGTCACAGAAATCTTGCGGGGCATAATCTAGTTAGGTCGTTTTGTTTTTAACTGAGATTATTATAGCAGCAAAAAGGGGGTGCAAGACCCCCCAATGGACAGTTTAGAAAGTGGTCATTAACCTTCTTCTGCTGCTTTTCTTTCAGCCTTTCTTTTTGCCATCTTGGCACCTTCACCCCTTTTCTGAATTGTTTTCAGTTGGGTAATATCTTTATTCACAACACCTTTGGCAAAGGCACCAAGCATAGATTTTACATTCTTTTTAGCATATTCATTTGCCTTCTCAGGAGTATCTAACACTTCAACAATACTCTCTCTCCAATCTTCACTCATATTCACCATAATTGCTTCTGCTGCTTCTTGAGTATCAGCATAACCTTCATCTAAAAGATGTGAGAGAATGATGTCGTAGAGGTCATACTCATAACTATCACGAATACCTTGTCCATCACTTCTCATTAACCTATTCCCAAATGCCTTTTTCTTTTTCTCACCCTTCTCTTTGTTTGCTGCTGCCTTGGCCTGCGATTTTTCTGGATTGTGAAAAGCACTAGCGGCAAATTGCTGACTTGCTCTATTTTGCAATTTTTCACCTTCGGGGGTATTGCTGGGGAGTGTTCCAGCATACATATTTCCACGAGTAGCAGTTTTTTTTGATTTATTTAATAGTTGATGTCCCTTGTTTCTTGCTTTATCTCCAAGGTCTTTATAACTTTCATCATAAACCTGACTATAAGCTTCTTGAAGGGCACGAAGTTCTTGTGAGTTCATCTTTACAAATACTTTTCAATTATTTATAAATTTACCGATTGGTTCTTTAGTTTCTCAAAGTTTTCTCTGCTTGCAATTTTACCAGTATAACCGGGATAAAACTTTTTTACAATTGCAGGAATACCCATAGCAGTAATTGCACTATCGCAGATTACCCATACTTCTTTAGTTTCAGATTTGACTATGTGTTCAAGTGGAAATTTAGTCTTCATAAGTAAATGTTTTGTTTTTAACTTTAGTATCAAATTCACCGGTTCTGCCGGGTTTCATTTTTCCAACTCCAACATTTTTACCTTTACCAGGCCAAGATGTTTTTGAAGTTCCTTTCAGTGTAGCAGATCCTCCTGGTTTGCGTTGAATCAGAACAGAGTCCTGATCATCCTTTGATGACCCTGATTTTACATTCTTTTTGTGCTTAAGTCCAGCCTCTGTGCCCAGTTTCTCAACTGTCCTCTTAAAGGTTTTCTTACCCATTTTGCCAGAAGAAACCACGTGAGATTTCTCTCCTACCTTTTTCTCTTCTGGGGTTCCTGGATTTTCAGTGTATCTTCCAGAAACTTTAGTTGGACCAGGAAGACCAGCACCCCTAATTCTTCTTTCGGTTCTAGCAGATCTTGCTTTGTTTTCTGCTTTTGACTTGTCTCCCCTTTGACCGGAGAGAATTGCCATACCACCTTTTTCAGATTTGCTCATTACACGAGTAAGAGAAGTTTCTTGAATAGAATAACATTCTATCATAAAATCCTGGAAAGTCTTCATCTTAAAACTACTTTTTTGATTATTTATTCAGGCAACCAACTCCACAAACTCTCCAAGAACTTTCTTATTCATCTTTTTAGATTTAAGAGATTTTACGAAAGCAGTTTTGATTTGAGTTTTAGTGGCATCTTCGGCAACCTCAAACTCTGCATCATTTGCCAGAGCAGTTGCAGAAAGACCGAAGTAAGTATGATACCCAGAGTTCTTAATGGAGAAGGTTTTTTCCTTTTTCCAAGAAGAAGTTATCTTATCATAGTCTGCACCAATATACCCAGTATAACGACGAATGAAACTATTAACATCACGTGATTCCAAAATCCTCATACCAATAAAATTAACGGTAGGGAACTTATCACGGAGATTACGGAGTAGAACATCAGTAAATCCATACCATTCCACATTCAAAGAATAAGTATTTCCAGTCTTACGATCACGCAGGAAACCATTCGTTCCAACAGAATTGAGACCAAGATAAGGTCCATCCTCATAACGACGATTGAACTCTTTATAATACTTCAGGGGTGCTGCTTCACCATCGGTCAAAATTACACACTGGACTTTCTGCAATTTATTATCTTTTTGGAAAGTGGGAAGAATTTCGTGCAGGGCAATTAAAGTCTCATTTAGAGGAGTTCCAGATAAATCCAAACCAACAGGAACAGCATACTTAGTATAGTGCTGATCACTAAAATTGCAGGCAACACGATAGATATTCAACATCTGGTCTTCCAGTGTCTTACCATTTGTCTTACTGGTAAGCATATTCAGCAGAGAAAAGTATTCCTCAACCCGAAGAAGACCCTCCTTCTTTTGATATGAAGGTTCAGGAAAAATTGGTTTGTTATTCTCGTCATACTTGATGATTGGATAACTATTTGTAAAGGCATAAACCTCAAAAGGAATGTTAACTTTCTTACAGAACCAGATGAGATTAAAGAGTTGCTTCACAGTATCCAACATCACACGACTCATAGAACCAGACCAGTCCAAAACAAATACCAGACCATGATTCTTACCGTCTGCAAGTGTTGTTACCTTACGAAACAGATCTTCATTATATTTGTAAGTATGAAGTTTAGAGCAGTCCAGAACACCTGTGCGAGCAGTTGTGGCACGAGCATAACTATCTGCTGCCTTACGGCATTCAAACTCTTTGACCAGATAATTGACTTCCTTCTGTGCCGAACGTTTGAACTCACGGAAGTCTTTATCTGTCTCACCAAAGGTTTCATCACGAGTATCAGAATATGATGCCCAAGATTGTTTGCACATATCATGGATTTCAGCATTACTTACGATAATTTGCTTTACATTCAGTTTAGGAATCTCTACATAAGTATTCTCCCAACCATCTTGATTTACAAGGTTTTTGAGTGCATCTTCCAAATTATCAACAGTCTTAACTTCAGGTTCATAATCTTCACCACCCATCTCACCTTGTGTGGGTTCAGGTTCACCACCACTTTGGTCAGAATCATCACCAGGTTCAGATTCTGCTTCATTCTCACCTTCTTCTTGGTTAGCAAAATCAGATGCAGAATTGCTACCAGCACCAGACTGCTGACTTTCGTGAGAATCTAAATTAACTTTGGTTTCTTCCTGTTGCTTTTGCTTGCAATACTTATAAAGAACTTCGGCAGCATCAAGTGCCTCAACAAAAGTTTCGGCATCAGCAATTTGATTGATAATATTCTGTTCTTCTACCGTAAAATCAAGAGAAATGAAATTACCAACCTTAAAATAAAGATTTGCTCGGTCGGCAAGATTA